TATCGTCTATATAACTATTAGACCCATCATGGTAAATTTGTAGGTCAGACCCAGCGCCGAATATGGCTTTGTCGTTATCACCGAAGTTGATGTCAGCAGAAGTAGTCATACCGTCTGTAGTAATTACTCCAGTAACGTCGATGCCTGTGCTGGTGGTTTCGAACACTGTGGAGTTGTTGTATCTAAGTCTTACAGAGCCATCAGCAGTGGCTTTTAGATACTCCTTAACGCCATCAGCAGTTTTTAAAACAAAGTCGTTAGCTTGTATTTTAAGGTTGCCTGTGCCGTTATCTAAAATAATGCTATCCGACCCATCATGGTAAATTTGTAGGTCAGACCCAGCGCCGAATATGGCTTTGTCGTTATCACCGAAGTTGATGTCAGCAGAAGTAGTCATACCGTCTGTAGTAATTACTCCAGTAACGTCGATGCCTGTTGCTGTTGTGGCTAGTTTGATGCCTGATGTTCCATGATAGATATTTGTGACAGTAGGCGTTACCTTAAATATATCGTTACCAGAACTATCCTCAAACTGAATGTTGTTGCCGTTTGTTTTGACAATTAAATTTCCAGTGCCTTGGTCACTAATATAGCTATTAGACCCATCATGGTAAATCTGTAGGTCAGACCCAGCACCGAATATGGCTTTACCGTTATCTGCGAATGTCATATCGCCTGTTGTAGCAAAGCTTGTGCCAGTTATTGCTGTACCTGTAATAGCCGCAGCCGATGCCCCGCCAATGACTGTGCCATCAATCGTACCAGAGTTAATATCAATTCCCGTGACAGGTGTTGTTCCGTCTAGCAGATTATCAACGCTATCTAAATTGGTGTTTATCTTTGTACCCCAGGTATCTTCAGACGCGCCAACTTCTGGCTTCACTAAGCTATATGTCGTTGTTGTAGTATCAGCCATGTTAATCTCCTATGTGGCGCTCACCTTATGCGGCGTTAGACCAAGTTTCACTGGTTGCCGATGCAGTTGTCCATTCCTTCGATGTCGGGGGAGTGGCAGACCAATCATCGGCTGCGTTAGACACATCTTGCCACGTTTCAGGTGTCTTTTCAAGTGGTGTCCATGTTTCAGGTGTATTTTCTTCTATTTCCCATTTTTCAATTGCTCGGCATGTCGTAGACAATGTCGTTGCAATTGATGACGCGGAGAATTGCACCCTGTTAATTGTAGCAGTTGTGCTTAATGCTGTATTAATTTGCGCTGCGCCACCATAAACAACCACTGCATTTGATGATGTGCTAGATGATGGCGTTACATTTGATATTGCATGTCTTACACGCACCATATCTGAGCTAATTGTGGATGTTGTTGCTATTGCACTGCTTGAGTTGCGTTTTCTTACGCATGTAGCAGATGTAGATGAGCTGGTAGATATTGCTGATGCAACTTCACGTATACGCTGGGCAGAACCAGACGTTGTTGATGATGTTGTGCTACTTGCAGATGCTTCACGCACTCTTTGCGCTTGCGTAGCAGTAGTGGATACTGTGATTATGTCAGATGCGCTTAACCTAGCGCGCAGTGAAGACGCGGCAACGGCTGAAACTGTGATAATTGTTCCAGCGCCATCGGTGACAAAGCCATCTAGCCCAAAATTATATGAGCCATACGCACTTTGTCCATATCCACTACGATATTCAGCCATTAGTCTAGGGTAATATCAAGATCGCCTGATGGTAAGCGGAAAACATCACCTGTATCAATTGTTTTGCTTGTCGTTAATGCAGCGTAAGCAATTAAATTGCCGCCAGTAGATGCATCAAACACGCCTACGTGTGTAACTGTGCCATATGATGATGATGCTACATCCCACTCAATAGCTGCGTTATTTGACGCTGTATTGCCTGATACTGTGAATGTTACAACTTTACGACCATATCCACCGCCTGACACTTCTGTGCCACCGCCTGTATCGTCTGGCGCGGCAGTGTATAATGCTATGTGCCACTCTGTGGGGCGTGTTGCGCTACCTGTAGTAAACACCCATGTTAGAACTGTTGTCTCGAATGTATTAGAAAAACTCATTTTAATATGCCCTTATTTTCATACGACGACCAGAACCGCCAAATTTAGCTTTTTCGCTTGCTTGATTTATAGCGTCAATTGCACTTTGATACAACGCTGCCCATATTTGTATTCTAGCATCATCTTTTAGGTATGGCGCAGAATGTATTAGCGAACCATACAAATATACATCAGGGTAATGCTCTAATATCCAGTTTGACGTGTTGCTGTCAGATAATGCTTCTGTTTTACCAAAATAATACAATTCTGACGTGTATGTGCCATCTGGAACTGGGTAAACCTCTAATTCACCTGCTGTAACAGCGTAATATGCTGGCTGCCCGCTTGTGTTTAGGTTTCTAAACTTGCGATCAAGCATTTCTGCTTGTGAAATTAACTCAAGTGGACGTGTATCTCCGCTTGTTATGTAAAATCGTATAACTTCGAGCATATCTGCGGGTATTGCGCTATATTGCGTGTCAATCTCGGCTGTGCTGCGCTTTTCTTGCCGCCAATGACGGATTTGCCTATTTAAATCTGCTTCTGCGAGTGAGACAAACGTGGATGATACAGATGTTAGGTCATCTCGGTTAAGAAAATCTGCAATGTTTGTCTTTAATTCTGCATATGTTGTAATTGGCATTAGTTAACTCTCAGTTTATTTCTGTATAACATATTTATTAATAAGATAGTAGCCCACGTTCTAACTCTTGTTGTTTTTTATATTCTTGCAATGCAAGTATTGCGCTTGGCGTTAATAATCCAGCCGCAGTTAAATTTTTTAAATGTTTAAACTCTGGATCAAATCTTGCAAATTTTGATCTCAATGTTGTCGGGTCAAATGTAACTGCTGTTGTCGCCATCTCTGGGCTTAATCCAATATGATCTGGGTGAGGAAATTGACTTCCAATATCAACAACATCTTTAATAAGCAATCCACTACTATCTGTAGTTCTTGCCGCCCTAGCCGCCTCTGGAGATGATGCCCAAGATGCCCAATCTTGTGTCATGTCTGATATTTTTTTACGAGTAGGTATTCCATCTTTCCTAAAGTTCATTCTAGCATACTCTGGAGCATCGCCCCAATTTGCGCCTTCAAAATTTGTTTTTGCATAATTATCTGTTTTACCTAACAGTGGGTAAACTGCACCTTTATCATCGTATCGATCAAATGCATCTGTCGAAAGGCTTTGACCAGCAGTAGGGTTTTCAGATGGGCTTCCAGCATATCTATTAGCATTATACCTATCTGTTGTACTCCAGACCCCAGTGTCATAATCTTGACCCCCAGCTATGTCAGCATCCATAGCCTTTATTCCGCCCTGCCCACCATGAAATAATTCTTTATTATAACCAAGTTGTTCAGCTCGTAATTTTCTAGCGCCTTCACTCATATTTAACGGCGTGTTATTAAACATATATTGAGGGTCTGCCATAGACATCATTTCGTCAGTAACATACTTTGCCTCACCCTTTGCGCGTAGCTCTAAAATTTCTTTTGCAGTTTTTTCTGCTTTATTTTTAGGATTAGGTAATTTCTTTGGTTTTGCTCGGCTTAGTAAGCCCTCATCAACTAATCTTTCGTATGTTTTTTCTAAAGATTTTTCTCCAGCTTCAGTTAATCCGCCAGTTCCAGCATATGGGTTTTGCTTTCTGTATAGGTATTGTAACTCGCCACCTATGCCTTGGCCTTGCATTTCTTTAACAACACTTAAATCTGTGCTATTAGAACCTCCAGAAATATAACCTACAACGTCTTGTTCCTGTATATCTGGATTATAAGATGTAGCATAAAAATTACCATCAGACCCCTTGTAATAATTAACATCACCTTGTTTGCTTATTAGTTCAGAATTTTTTGGTAACATGCCATTCATATCACCCATTAATAGATTAGGGCGCTGTTCTGGCTCTATCCGAACATTATTAGGATTAACTTTTTCTGCATAATATTGAAAGTCAGAACCAGTTTCTGGCCTGAGTCTAATATTACCGCCAGACATGCCCAGCGCGTTAGGATCGACTTCAATTCGCTTGGCAGTATTAAGTAATCCTCTTGCGCCCTTCTTAATGCCAGCAGCCATAGCGTCGCCAAGGCCAGGTACTAATCCAACTAGAGCTGCGCCGCCTAATGCTGCCACCATTGCATAATTAGGATCTGGCTTTTGTAATTCGTCGTAAACTTCTTTGGCTGCCATAGCGTCACCAATAATAGGCGTTGCTTCAGCTACAAATTTTGCGGCGTCCATTGGGGTAAAGCTCATTGGCTCTACTGCAAGTCGCTGGCCTTCTTGGGCGTAGCCTGCGTAATTATTTTGGTCTAGTAAGCCCATTATAAATCTAAATTTTGCTGCTTAGATAAATCAAATACTTTACGCATCATTTCCATATCACCCATGTACTGCTTAAACAATGGGTCATCTTTATATTTTTCTACAAAGTTAAAAAACTCTTGCTCGTCAGTTATATCAGGTAACGTGGTTTGTATAATTGGACTTTGTGGCCTTAAACCATACAATAAACTATAATCATCATTATCTGGCGCTTGCACGTCTTTATTTAGCAATCCAAATTTTTTCGCTGCTTTATCAGGCGCTTCAGTCATCTTTGACAGCAAACCTTCTTTAACAGGATCATTGCCAGCAAAGTTAGCTTGGCCTAGCGTGCCGTAATACGTTTCATCACCAATATTCTCTACAGGTTTGCCGCCAGAAGACATAAGCTGACCGTTTACATATTCCATTTCATCGCCAGGCGTTAAGACATTAGCTAAAAACTCGGTAATGCTATTTCTATCACTTGCGCCTTTGTCTAGCGAGTTAAGAAAGCTTAAAAATTTATTTTGTGCCATAATCTTAGCCTATTTAATATATTAGCCAAACTTATCACAATTTTTCCATATTAGCTAGTACAACACGCATTCTATCTGATAGCTTCCACGTTCCAGCTCTCCAACGCGCAGCAAATTGTGCATCTTCCAATGATAGGCCACGGCTCATATAATTTTTAATCCACTTTGTCATTATTAAATTTTTCATCTTAGGTGAAAAATTGTCGAATTTTTTTTTATTCATGCAATACCTTTGAGATTGCGTTTAATTGGCTTTTTCCAGCTCATATTTGACCCAGATAGTGCTGTAGCTGCGTCTGAAGCCATAGTTAAACATAATGCATCCGCCAAGTCAGGCGATTTTAGCCCACGTTTACGCATCGCGTCCTTACTCTCAGCTTTCATCTTGCCTGCGCTGGTAAATGCATATCGTATGCCAGTTAGCTCGGCTAAGAGCTGATCATTTTTTGGCAGTTTGCAGGATCTATCTTCTAGCCAGCCTTTTGTCTTAAACCATAACTCGCTGCGTAAATTCATGTAAGTCTTGCCCATAGCTGGCGCTTCACCAACATTAATCCCACGTACTGGCGCGCCTAACTCACGCAATCTATCAACCACACCGCCGCCAACACCGATACTATCCACAAGTATTTCGCTTGGGCGTAGGCTTGGCGATAGGTTATCATATTCAGCCATTACCCTGCCCACAGTTTGCATTAAATCTAAGCCTTGCCACGCTTCAATATCCGTTACGACATTGCCATACCTTTTGCATAATGCAGTCTTATCTGTGCCAAACCTTGCGACGTCCAAGCCCCAGATAGGTCTGATGTCAGGCGTAATTTCAATATCACGATGTATTGCGCTTTCCGCGAGGTGAAACGGAATGATCGTATCATCGTCAGCCATAGGGAACTCGCCTAGCACACGTATGCGGAACGCATTGCTATCCTCGCCGTAACGCTCACGCATTTCATCGACAAACTCTGTTGATACAAGCGGGCTATCTATGCATGACCATCTGCGCGTCCACCAAGATTTGGCCATACGTGTTTGGCTTTCAAAGAATGTGCCTGATGAACGTGTGGGGTTAGATAGCAATAGCGTGGTTGCGCTGTGACCTGACATAGACCCAGCCGCAGCTTCAAAGACTTTCTCAGGTACACCCGATGCCTCATCTACCACCAGAAGAACATTCTCAGAGTGAACACCAGCTAGGGCTTCTGGCGTTTCTGCGCGTGACGTTCTAGCTGATATGAAAGCCTCTGATGCGGCGGACGTTAGCTCGACGCGGTCTGATTTGGTGGTAATCAATTGCTGGAGATGGGGCGGCAGCTCGTTAATCCAGCGTTTTAGCTCGGCAAACAATGCGTCAAACAATTGGCTAGACGTGGGGGCTGTGACGACGACCTTGTTGGGGAAGCGTAAAAGCAAAAACCAGAGCATTGCCCAGGATGCGGATGTGGACTTGCCCGTACCGTGGCCAGACCTGACGGACATCTTACGCTCGCCAGAGGCAATGGCATTGAGAAACTCTTCCTGATAATCATATGGTGTAGCGCCTAGCACCTCTTTCACGAATAACACTGGCTCATCTCGATAGCGTAGGACAAACTCTTGTAATGGGTTATCACTCATCTGATACATCCTCATAATCTGCGTCAATCGTCTTGGCTTCACGCTCACGATCTTCACGATCTATTGCCGCCAAATCGGAATTAACTTTGCGTAATGCGTCTAGGTGCATATCACCCACAGATATAGTCACGTTTGTCTGGGGTCTGTTGCCGTATCGCTCTTGGTTATATGAGCCTGCCATAAACTTACGCCACTGAACCTTCTCGCGTGTGGCGGCTATTTCGCTTGATGTGCTGCCGCCATCCAAATCATCTACCATTGTTAGGCCTTGCTCTACGAGGGCATCTGCGGCTTCTTGGCGCGCTTTGGATAGGGCATTAGCATAATCTGGGATAGTCTTGAGGGATGTGCTGAGATACTGCCGTGAGCAATCATATTCTTTCGCAAGGGCTGTGAGTGTCGTGCCAGAGGCAATCTGCTCAAACAAGTATTCAGCACCGCCCTTGCTCAATATATCGGCAAGTATTCTTCTGCGTAACGCCCTTCCAGCCATTGTTGTTCTCCTTATCTTCCGTGGTTACACTTTAAATTATTTTTTTTTGAGACGCAATATATAGGCATTCGTGTGCGTGAGATTATACACATACACTACCCCCGTAGAATCCGTTGACGGGGGGGGGCTTCCTCGCTGCGCCAGATGTGTAGTTTCGCCTAAATGGAACAACGCATAGCTCATATTAGCTGTATATTAGCCTGTATTCAGCTAACCCATTGTAATCATTAGATATACTGTGGATTTACCTATATATGTCCGATAATGTATATTATGTTAACTTTCGGTTTATCCGAAACTATTGACTATAGTTTTGCTATTCGTTACGCGAATGCGCCCGTGCAATGGTGCGCCAATGTGTTGTATCGCACGTAATCTACATGCAATGCACAGCATGTTATGCCACCAGTAAATCAATGCACTGTCTTCTCTGCTTCCTCAAGCACTTGCTCATGCAGCTCTATGAGCGCCTCTGCTAATGATTGCATCACAGTCTGAGCTGGCACAATGGTAAGCCTATCAGTTAAGTAGTCGCATAGCTTGTTAAGTTCATAGTCTGCATCATCACTGTCAGCACAATGTAAATCTAATGTTAAGTTTATGATAAACTCAGACAATGTCTTGCTCCGTGTTATGTGGGCGCACAGCGAGGAAAGATAGCCGTGCGCCCTAGTTAAGTGGGCATCGCATTGAAATGCAAAACAATGCGCTGGGAGGAGGAGAACCCACTAACCATACTATGCCTTATGAAATGCCCCAGTTCAACCCTATACAACCTCTTTCGACAACTCATGTGCCAATGCAAGATAACCGCAGCCATCCACGCTACTGTCCTCGTGCGACCCATTGCGTAACCTCGCAATCTTCAGCAGCGCCATCATGTTTGCCACGTCAGACGCATTAATCCGCGTGCCAGTGTAAGCCGCCCACATGCTTGCAATACACCCAAAGTTATCAGCCGCCGATCCGTACTGCCGCGCCCTATCCCCATTAATCAATTGCTTTGCTACGTCCAACACCTCAGACCTCGCCACACCATCACCACTCATTCGTTTATCCATCGTTAAAACTCCATTGATCTCGCTCGTCTCTCGCTAGCCGCCAAGACGTGCATTTGTTTATCTTTTCATTAAACCTATATTCCATAATTCTTTACCCCGATTTTACCTATCTCATACTATTCGCTTAACTACATACTAATATACTATACCTTAAGGTATATAGTATTAGTAGTAGATTGGTTACGATATACTAATTGCAATTAGTAGTTGTCCCTGTAAGTCATTGATATTGTTATTACTAATGCCAATTAGTAGGTGATTAGTAGGTTGCATTTTAGCTCACTTTCCCGAAATCATCGCAAAACCAGATAAAGCCCTCATTTTGGACAATATGACCCGCACTCGTTAGGCCTGCAATTGACTGCTTGTAGGTTTGAGATGGGTTCGCTACGCCAGCTACTTTGCCCATGAAATGCTTCTTAATATCTTCTTCTTTAATCACCCAGAACGTGCTGGCTTCAGGCCAACCAACGCCAGCAGGGTTAGACATGCCAATGCCCTCACCTCTTAGCTGTTGGAAGCATGTCTTAAATAAGATCTGGTTTTTGCCCTTAATAACCCTCTTGCTAGCCTTCTCAACATCATCACTGCTTGCAGGCTCAATCACGCATGTCGTAACAGGATCGCCGTCAGCGTCATGCCCAAGCTCAATCACATTCAACTTAAAGTGAAACTTACGCCCACCCTCAAGATCTCTCTGCTTGGTGGACAATGCAGTTCGCAAACCTGTCGCCTCGTCATATGATAGCTCTATCTCAGTTTCCACAGCAGCTCTCAGTGAGCTATGCCCACGCGCCTTTGCGTCCAAGTTCTTGCCAGAATGATGCACCAATAATAAATGCGCGTCAGTCTCGCCTCTGATTCTGTCACACGCAGCTATCACAGCCGTTGATGATGCAGGTGAGTTTTCATCGCCGCCAGGCATTGATCTCGATAGCGTATCAACGATAATCATTGCAATATCGCCATGCACTCGCTTTACCTCGTCGCACAAATCAATGATAAGCTGCACGTCAGCGTTTTCCTCAAGTAAATTCACTGGCAATGCACGCATGGCTAATTTAGCCTCATGCTCTGGATATTGCTGACGTAAGGCCACAATCCTATTATGCGTTGTCATACCGCCCTCAAGGGCTAGAAACAGCACCACGCCGCCCTTTACCTTATTCCCATGCCAATCTTGCCCAGCAGACACATGCCAAGCTACATCCTGCACAAAGAATGACTTACCCACATTGCTTGGCCCATACACCATTGATAGCTGCCCAGCGCCAAACCAACCTTTCACAAGATAACTCCTGTCTAGCTGCGGTATTGCATCGTATGGGAAGAATACCTGGCTTAATAGGCTTTTCACCTCTAATGCCTTGGCAGTCGCCTCTTTGCCTCGATTAACCCACATATCAGAGAAATCCCAGCCGCCAATATCAGGCACAATAGACTTCACCCCGTGATCTGCCTCACATTTTTCTATGGCCTTCAAACCCGCCTCATCATTATCACCAGCAATTACTATGCGTAGCTTTGGCCTCGCATTAAGTAATTCACCTATGGCAGCAGTCATATTACCAGCCGATAATGCAAAGATTGCAGGCTTACCAGTTGCCATATGCACTGAACATGCAGTCGCCCATCCCTCACATATATATGCCAAGTCTTCCAGTTTGCCCCCAATGACGCTAAAATTGCCCACTACAGGCATCTTTGGGCTAAACTTCTTATTACCCAACGAATCAATCGTCTGGTGGCCTACGCGCTTTCCCATTACGTTTATCACTGGCACAACAATCTTATCATCTACAATCTTAGCGTTGTTCAGGCCAATTTTCTTAGCAATAAGATAATCATGCGTTATGCCGTCATCTGGTTTAGGCCAGCTAATGTTATATTCTTTTGTCATAGGTTTATCATTCTCGTTAGGCCATAAATTCTGCCCTCGCAGCGCATCCTTTATGCCAGCATAATCGTTACACTTACGGCAACTCACCATAATTTCGCTATCAGCCGTTTCTTTGATCCAAAACCGATCTACGCCCTGACATACTGGGCAAGATCCATGATACTCGCCAATGGCAGTCTTTTTCAATGATAGTGCGCTTATAATTTTATCTGAGTATTGTTCCCAGTTTGCGTTTGGAAATTTTGTGTTTTGCATTTTATTCCTTCCTCAATTTATCGGACACGTTGGACATGTCCCGCTTTTGTCTTGTCCTGTCTCGGACATAGTGGACATGTCTCTCAAATGTCCTGTCGTGTCCGTTAGACAAAACCTCGATAAGTTCTGTCTAACGGCATATTTAATTAAAATGGAATGTCATCTTCCAAATCATTAGATGCAGCTACAGGCGCAGCAGGTGGTAATCCAAATGGATCATGCTCAACACCATTGATTGGAGTATTGTCACCGCTAAACCCACTCTCAACTTTAAATGGATCATCAGCTTCCTGCTTTTCTGCCAGCTCCAACACTTGCACCGCACGCAATCTCAATGAAACTCCATTGATTGTGCCAGTGTTGTACGGCACAACTGTCACTGCAACATTTACAGTTGACCCAGAAGTAAGCTCAAATCCATCAGGCAGTTTCTTGCGTGATGCATCTACCTGACGTGGTGGGTTTGTGGCCTCGCCAGAGTATGCCCCTTTAAGTTTTGCCTTACCAATCCAATGACCCTCATTATTGTCATCACGTTTGTATGGCAAACTAAGTGGTTGTTCAGGCCATTTGCGTTTGCTAGTCTCCAACGCCGCCGCATTTTTATATGACTGCATACAAATTGTGTTCAGCTCCTTGCACTGCTCACCCGTCAAATTAAATGACATTTCGTATGCCGCGCCTTCTGCGGTAGGATCACATTTTTGTGATTTGTATTCATCTTGGTCAAACCTGTATGTACTGTTTAGCCTTGGATATAGCGCTTTAACGCCGCTTATTATGTGTTGCATTTTACAACTCCTTTAAATGTGTGCAGCACCCCTGCACTGGGATTAGTTTATAAGCCGTGGTTCTCATCTAACCAAGGCGGCAAATGCACTGTCTCTAAATCAGGCCAGCCAGTGTCATAAGTATTCGTATCTTGTGCCACTTTAATCTTACGCAATGTCTTAAACATCTCAGCTTCCGCATACTCATTATATTTATCTGACATCTCATAGCAAGCAGTGGCATAGCTGTTCTTCTCAGTTGCAATAAAGATAAAATTTGTAGTTGGTATTTCGCATAGCTTCAAGACATACCTGTAAAAACATGCTTGGAGATCATACCTGTAATTTCTTATGGTTTTATTAAAAGCATGATAAGATGCATCCAAGCATGATTTAAGATCCAATACTATGCCAGCTTCTTTTAACAGCCCGTCACATCTACATTTTAATTCTAAGCCTGTCTCTGGGCATGTCGCTATAAAGCTGTATTCAGTAAGCATGTCTTTATCAGTTAGCACATTCCTTGCAATTTTATTTTGCATACAGCCATCGACCATTTTTTTGCACTGTTCAAATTCTCCACTTGGCAGCAGTATTTCATCTTGAGTTAAGAACTCTTCTTGTTCTTTCCAAGCCTTGCTGCCACGCCGTGGTAAACCAGAATCATGCACTAAGTTTTTCTCTGGCTCTAACACCATTGCGTGGAATGCCGACCCTAAAATCATGGCAGGTGTCGTGCTAAACGTGGCATTCTTCCAATGATGTAATGTTGACGTAGCAACTGCTTTTACAGCGCTAGACGAAATAGCAGGCAGCTCATGGTATGCCTTATTCGATAGTTCTTCACTTGGTATTATCTGCATTGTATTCTCCTATGTTAA